CTTTCATATCAATAATGCCTACTAATGCCTGTGTTTGGGTTCGCGCCGACTGCGTGGCAAAAATCGTCCCAATCAGTATGAACGCATGAAATGCACTTAACCGCACCATCAACGATTTGTGGGATGCGCAACTCATTCATTTCACAAGAAGGATCGGTAACACTTTCACCGCAGAAATCGCATTCAGCTTTACGTTCGAAAGCGCGGATCGCCCGACGAACTTCGTATCGGTATTTCTTGCCTACCTCGTGGCTAACGGCAAAATTTATCACATCAATCTCCACTTCTGCAAAGCCAGCTTGGTATCTGCAATGCTCCTAACAATCTCATAAGACGATCCAGCGTTGAGAATAGCTACCTCTACCGCCTCCTGCTCGAATGATTGCGACCCGCCCGGCGCTTTGACCTCCAGAAAGTAAATGCGGCCATCCAGTACGAACTCCAGGTCCGGCCACCCTGGGCGCATCCCCATCCGCTTCGCGCGTGCCTGGGCGATTGCCTTGGTCTTGGCGTCCGCTTTGATGTTCATTTCGTTGGGGCTGTGGTGGATCACTGCCCGAACAGGCAACACAAGCTGCAGATATTCCAGGATCGCAACGTGGATTGGCCCCTCGTTATCCCTGCGCTTTACCTTCGACGGTAGCGCCTGCATCTGCGCTGCCGTTGGATCGTTGCCAAGCTGAAACTGGAGCAGTTGGGCCGCTGTCATGCGCTCCGTCATTTCCTTGCCCCCAGCATGGCCAGCCCTCTTGCCAGCCGATCACGGATTGTTGCCGTGCTGATCGACTTGGCCGACTTGCAAGGGCAGGGCTTGAGCGCGACCCGCAGCGAGTGGACTTCCTCCAGCGGCACGCGGATCACAGCGTAGTCACCCTCGACCTTTATTGAGCTTGTGCGCTCCGTCATTGCTTGCCCTCTGCCCGGCGCATCCTGCGAATAGCGGTGTTCATGATCTTACCCTTTTCTTTATAATTCTCCGTTGCAGTCACAGCGGCACGGCCTAAACGGTCCTCAAGAACCTTAACCCGTTGTTCTTCCACATGATTTAGGTGGTCACGCCATCGGCTCGTCGTTTTGTTGTGTGGTGCATTGCGCTGCACAAAAGCCTTGCCCATTCCAGATATCCCTTTGTTTGTTGGATACTTGTACAGTTGACAAGGCTACACAGTCAAGGGTAACGTGCAAATAGATGCACTTCTGCGTTCACCCCAGAAAGGGAAAGATTATGAAAAAACTGATGATACTCGCGGCACTCGCAGCCGCAGCCCCGTTCACAACCCCAGCACTTGCGGGAGGGATTGCCCCGCCGATCACAGTCGAAAGTGTGGCCCCGCCAGCCGCCGCAACCTGCATCCGTTGGTTTGTCCGCACTACAAACTGCGCCCCACTCTTTGCCCCGCCAGGCGAGGGAACATGGATGCGCGGCGACGACGATCCAGCTACGCCTAGCACGCCCGTCACTCCACCCGTCAATGACGACGACGACGAGGCTGACGAAGACGAAGACGCGCCCAAGCAGGGCTGCAACGGACGCAAGTGCGCCCCAGATAGCGGCGGTGGCAACTCCGAAGGCAACGAGCAATCGGATCAAGACGACGACTGAACCACCCCGCGCAGCTTCTTAATTGAGGCTGCGCACCACCTTTATCGAAAGGCACACCATGCACCCCAGCGACGGAAACACCTACGCGATCAACCAGCACTTAGCCGCGCAAGAGGCACACGACGCCCTGCACGCGGATGATCTGTACTGCCCAGAATGTGATGAAGTGATTGGAGCGCCCGGCGTTCCAGAGCTTTGCCCACATTGCGGCGGCGAACTTGAGGAAACACCATGAGCCGCTGGAACAAGGAACAGCTTGAGAATATGCTTGAGGACGTGGTTAACGAACTCAATTTATCCGAGGCCATGATAGAAAAGCACGGCCCATATGGAACCGCGCCCGCCGAGTTGGTTAGGGAGGTTTTGGAACATAAAGACATGCAGATCGCAGCCTTGCGCAAAGGTTTTGTCGGAATTGAGGCAGAGAAAATGACCCTACCCACATACAACTCCATGCCACCCCTGACGCCACACAAGCCAGAAGATCGGTTCCCCAAGCTGGCACCACCGGAAGACGGGAAACCAAGCGTTGTGACAATGTATCAACCGCGATCAAAGCCCGGCGTCATTCGCGAATACTTGGTTGAGGATTGCGACGAGCGCGACAAGAACACCCCAAAGGAAAACCGGATCATGTACGTCATGGCCGCTTTGGTTGTCGTCGCTTGGATCGCTTACGAGGTGACGACATGAGCATACCTGACCACGTAAGATGGGCCACAGATCAATGGCAGCGTGAAGTTGCAAATCGCCCTATGTCTAACGTGCATCGACGCACACTTGACGGCACATGGCGGCAGGTTATCCGGCATCATGGGGGCGACGATGTTTTACTGTGTGGCCCAACGCATGACGATATTCTTGCAACCCCAAAGCCCTAAAACATTTCAACCTAATGCAGCCCCAGGCCGGGCTTCATTTCGGTGCAATGTTGCATCAATTTAGGAGAAAACTATGAAACGCTTTATGACCCTTACCGCTGGCGCAATCCTCGCAATGACCGCTTTTTCTAGCGCGGCTTACGCTGAAACCGCAGTTGACCTATCTGACCGCAATGGCGGCCTGACAAAACGCGTCATGTGCATGAATGCCCCGTCCCAAAATGGCGGAACACCTGGCATGTATATTCCGCACATCGGCTGGTTTGTTGCTGCCGAAGCTGCGCACATCACAACCGTTGAAGGCGCAATTGTGATGCCAGTTGGTATTTCGCCAAAGGACGCGAACGACGTGACCGAATACCTGTTGTCCGTTGGCCTGACCAACTTTGAATTGGCGAACCGCCCAAACCGTCGCACGACCACAAACCTTGTCGAAGTGGGTGGCGAACTGGTCGAGGTTACAACCACGCGCCGCATTGCTGACGAGTGGTGCCGCTCGTAACACTGCGAATAACTGGCGAGCATGGAAACAATGCTCGCCAAACCACGACGATATTATCGCAGCCCTAAAACACGTCGAAGTCACCGTTAGCTTGCGAGCTGCCACCCCATCCGTCTTTCTTCCCACCAAGCCGGACAAACTCACCAGCACCAAGGAAGCCATAGCCTGCCCCGTCGCAGATATGGCTTTCGTCGTTTTTGGATGGCTTATCCGCGAAACGTTCTTCGCCAGACACAGCCAACCTTTTGAAGTGCCACGCGCCCATCAATCCCTTGTGCAGAGTTGGGCAAGCTGCCTTTGCAACCAACAGACCCGGCTTGCCGTCAATCATGCGCTCACACGGAGCAGACAGCGCCGCCTGTCTCATCTTTGGGTCCTGTGACGGCGCGGCCTCGCAATTCATTCCGAATTCGTTGCGCAGGAAGTCGAACGAAGCTGTCTCGAATATCTCGTCGCGCTTCTCGCCTGCCGGGTCGCCGTAGAATGTCCCGATCAGGCCACGCTCTACGTGTGACGGGAAATGCTTAACCAGCGCTTCCTTGATCAGCTCGCCAAAACGTTTCACGCCCATATCAAAACAGACCACCTCGCGGTGCGCCAAGTAGATCCCCCTTGGATGCTTTTGGAATAGCAGGCACGACGGCTGGAGCGTACCGCCACCAATGTCCATCCCGCCCATGATCGGCTCGTCCATCATCACGGGCAGATGGTCGACGCCATGCACCTGGCCGTTGTATTGCGGGATCACGCGCCGCCCATCACTCACAAACGTGTAAACGCCCTGGAGGTAGGACATGATTTCCTCAACCGTCTTACCGCCCAGGGCTCGCCCGTAGTAGCTGCGCTTGCCAAGCGGATTGGCTCCGGCGTCCACCTTTGACAGCGCGACGAGGTTTTCCATCCACGGGTTAACGATCCAGAACCGACCAGCGGACGGGATAACCTCAATGGGGCAATCTACTTTCTGCGTCTTGCCTCGAAAGTGGATCAGCACCTCCGCCGATGTAAGCCGCAAGCCTTGGTATTCTGGGAAGTTTTCGTCTATGACCTCCGCGCCACCGTTCAGCTCGACCACCTCAAGCACGCCAGGCGGTTGCCTGTGGAAGTTGTAGCCGTCTGGCCTGTCCACCTCATCCCACTTGTAGAGCCAATGATCCGCGTCAGGCGGGTTGCTGTCTGCCCACATGCCGGACCAGGTTGATGGCCGATCATTCAGACCATACCGTCCGACACGTTCAGACATGCGCGAGATTACAGCACGCGGAACTTCCCGCACCTCGTTGATGAAAGCGCCCGTCAGCTCCAGGGAAAGAAGTTTCTTCACGTCCTTGGGCCGATCAAGCGCAATGAAGTTGACCTCAATCTCAAGATTGCTGCCCCTGGGCTCAATGATGTGCGTGGCAGGTGATCGCCATACAATCTCCCCGAAGCTGTCGTCTGGATAGATTTGGCCATAGGTCACGGCTGTTGTGGCTCGCAGCTCCGGCATGGTGTTACGAACGACGGCAAAGCGTGATCGCTTGATATCGTCCGCGCTGGCTTCCTGCTCTTTGCCAATATCGATGATCCGTTGCAGGCTTGGGACTGACTTGCCCGACCCCACCGGGCCGATGATGAAGGACGCAAAGCTGCGATCCTTCTTATAGTTCCAGGCAATCGGGCTTGTACTGTAATCCCAGGTTGATGTGGTCAATGGAACACCACCCACGCCACGCCAGACCAAAACAAAATGGTGGCAATCAATATCACAAGCCAAGCGACAAGGCGCATCGCGTCGGACCGCCCAACGTCCGAGAATTCCCCGCACAGATCACAGTCAGCGCGGCCACAGTTGCAGTGCATATCCATCTATTCGCCCTCCGTTGGTGCAGGCTTAAAACCGCGCCAAGGCCCAATGCTTTGCCCGATCTGGTCGGCAAGCTCCGCGACGTGGACTAGCCTCTCTTCTGGGTTAACGCTTGTTGTTAACTCAAGGCTACAACCGTTACCTTTAGGGTCGGGATAAATCGCCACAATATGAGAAGATTGGACCCATATTGGCCGCCTATCATCGCCTGATAATATCTGCGTGAGCCTTAAAAACATTAGTCGTCCTCCTTCGGTTGCCATTTAGGGATTGCCAGCTCTTTGCCTTCCAGCGCTGCCGGGGCGATCACATTCATGCTGAACACGTCGCCAGTCCCGTCTTTTCCGTCGTCTTCCCGGCCATACTTGTGGTTGACCTCAAGCGCGAACTTCGCAC